TCAAGACATGTTCATCTCTGATGTAGGCAAGTTAGAGCGTATTCAGTCTGAATTATCCAACATCTTCAAGTTTGTTCGTGGAGAAAACTACTATTCAGATTGGGTGCTTGCCGATTCAACTGTAGACCCAGACGGAGAACAGCCAGATGTTTGAGGCAGCACTCGTATGCCTAGCACTCAATGTGTATCACGAAGCCCGTGACCAGCCCTTCATTGGGCAGGTTGCGGTAGCACAAGTAGTGATGAACAGAGTAGAAGACACACGCTATCCTAACACAGTGTGTGAAGTCGTGAAGCAAGGTCCAACCTATGGGTGGGCGAAAGGATTTCCAGTCCGTAACAGATGCCAATTCAGTTGGTATTGTGATGGTAAATCTGACAAAGCTAAAGATGTAGATGCATGGAGTCAGGCAATGGTCATTGCACATGGTGTGTATAGTGGCAACCTAGATGACTTTGTTGAGGGTGCTACACACTACCATGCTTACTATGTGAAACCTGCATGGGCAAAGACGAAGACACCTATTGTCCGTATCTCTGACCATGTATTCTACAGATGGGAGAAATAATATGATTGAGACTTTTATTGTTGCACTAATAGTGTTTCTTGTGGTATAACTAAGTATCAGTTGCCAATAACCAAACGAAAGGAGTTAACTATGCCGTTTGATATGATACCGATTCAGGACATGATGCCTGAGTCACTAAACTTTGATGTAAAGTTTGAGCCTACAAAGGTGAAGGACAAGAAATATGTAATCAATGGGGAGACTGGTGATTACATTGGCGTGGTAGGTGACACATTCAATTGTGCATCTCACGCTGACTTCTTCGGTGGTGTCCATGACACAATCACTGAACACTTGGGTGATGCTGAGTGTGATAACATGAACATCAAGTGGCGTATTGCACGAAGCAATGCGTGGGCTATGATGGACATGGTGTTGCCTAATGTTACTGCTCGTATTGAGAGTGACAAGCACAGCACGACTGTTGCACAGCGTATCATTGCCTTGCATGGTATTGATGGGTCGTGTTCCAATCAGACTTACTTTGGTGCGATTGATTTCTTCTGCACCAACGGTATGATTCGTGGTGAGCATGATAAAGTTAGGCGTAAGAACACATCTAACTTCAGCATGAACAAGTTCATTCGTGACTTGCGTGAATCATCACAGTCATTCTATGCACAGTCGGAGCGTCTACAACAGTGGGCAGTCAAGCCTCTGTATGTAGGTGATGTCAAGGCTATGCTTGAGACATTACTGAAGTCAGACCGTGCCTCTGAGAAGATGTTTACCCTTTATAATCAAGAGGCTGGGGTTCGTGGTGAGAATGTGTGGGCATTGTATTCTGCCTTCACTAACTATGCTACCTATGCTGATGAGCGTAATGGTTTCAACCTGCGTAATACAGGTAAGGATACCAGTGCTGTGTCCATGTTCAATCGTGAGCATCAAGTGTCACAGTGGATTGAAAGCAAGCCGTTCAAGGAACTCATCGCGGCATGAGCATCCCTTACAGGCAGATAACTTGGGAAGAGTGTGAGTTAATGGAACTCCCTCTTCGCAGGGGAGATGTCCGTGAAGATGGCTATATCTTTCGCAAGTATTACCAGAAAGGTAATAGAGGTGTGAAGGAAAGTTGGATGTCTCCAGAAGCATACCAAAGAGAGCGAGATAATATCTCTGTGCATTGGCGTAGCACATACTACAAGCACAGGAATTTAATACAACGCTACAAAACTATCTATGGGTGTTCAGAGTGTGGCTACAGGAAGCATCCAGCCGCCATACACTTTGACCACCTTGACCCTAAAGAAAAGACTACCATCATTAGTTACATGTATGACCGTTCACTGAAAGCCATCAAGGAAGAGATGGCAAAGTGCAGATTACTGTGTGCTAATTGCCATGCTATTCATAGTGCTAAACAAAGAGAAGAAGGAGTGCATAAGAAATGAAGACAGTAGAAGAGTTGGTTAACACTTACTACTCTTCAAACAACTTTAATATGCTGAGAGAGCGTAGTCAGAAGGACTATAAATACTTTCTCAGCGTATTGGTTGATGAGTTTGGTGACTGTGATTACACAAGCGTTACCAGTAAGCAAGCCAAACATGCCTATGAAGAGTGGGTAAAGCGTGGGATTACCTTTGCTAATCATGTCTGCACGGTATCATCTTTGATATATCGTTACGCAATCGACATGGAATACGCAACAATCAATCCCTTTGCTAACATAAAACGAAAGACACCTGTCCAGCGTAAAGTTGTGTGGACAGAGGATGATGTGCGTCAATTCCTTGACACTGCATACAGCCAATTTGAGTGGAGAAGCATAGGCTTAATCATTCACATGGCCTATGAATGGTGTCAGAGGCTTGGTGATATGCGACTGTTGCAATGGAGCAACATCGACTTGGATAATCGTAAGTTGTTCTTGGAACAAAGCAAGCGTAGGTCACAGGTTACACTACCTATTGGTGATGACCTGCATGAGATGCTCATGGAACAGGAGCAAGACTTTGGATTTCAAACCTATGTAGCACCCCGTGTGCTGCCCGTAGGGGGCGAGTATCACCCGTATAGTATTGAAAGGCTATCGAAAGCAGGAAGGGCTGTCATGCGGGAAGCAGGGCTGGATGAGAAACTACGGCTGATGGACTTGCGTAGGACTGGAACAACACAGATGGTAGAGGCAGGTGTCCCTATGGGACAAATCATGTCGGTTACAGGACATAGTAACCCACAGTCTGTCAAACCCTACATGAAGAATACATACACAAGTGCAAATAATGCATTGACGGCTAGGAAAATCCATGTTAAAAGCAGTTAAACTGCCACAGAGAAAGGTGATATATACATGTATAATATATATAACACTATAAGTGATATAGACATACGCAATGGTGAGACTAAGAGAATGAACTGTCCTGTATGTAATGGATACAAGACATTCACTGTCACCAATAATATGGGCAGTCTTATTTGGAATTGCTACAAGGCTTCTTGTGACATCAAGGGTGGCACTCGTGTCCACATGTCGGTGGATGATATTCGTGCTGGCTTTACAGGTGCAGAGGAGTATGCATCAAGCGACTTTGAGATGCCAAGTTATATTGTGCCACACAGAAGCCAGCGTGAGTTAATCATATGGTGTGCCAAGTGGGGCATAGATGAGAATAAATTGAACCTTATGTATGATGTGAAGGAGAACCGTGTTGTGTTTCCTGTCGTGCATAATGGTGTAGTTGTTGACGCTACTGGACGTTCACTAGGTAGTCGCATTCCTAAATGGAAACGATATGGAATTAGTGGCTTGCCTTATGTGCATGGTTGTGGTAGTGTCGCAGTAGTTGTCGAGGACTGTGTGAGTGCGGCGATTGTGGGAAGTGATGATAGGTTTGTTGGGGTAGCCGTGTTGGGAACATCTCTTTCCGAATCACACAAATCGTATCTCTCGCAGTTCTCGACAGCAGTTATAGCACTAGACCCTGATGCTGCCCCTAAGACCCTTGCTATAGCGAAAGAATTGCGTGGACATGTAAACAGTGTTCGTGTATTACGACTGAAGGATGACATAAAGTATCGCCACCCCGATGATATGGCATCGCTATATAACCTTAACCAACAAAGGAGCGAATGAAATGGAACTATCCCTATTACGCAGTCTGATGGACAAGCCGTTCTACGATGACCATCGTGGTTCAAGATGTCCTGACAGACTGTTCAGCAAAGATGTCCGTAAGATTAAGAAGATTGTTGACCTTGCTATGGACAGATATGAACGCACTGTTACACCTGATGAGGTGGAAGCACTGTTCATGTCAGACAATCGCACACTGACTACGGCACAGAAGCAAGCATATTCCAGTCTGTTCACACAGATTAAGAAGGAAAGCCCGATGGGTAGTGACGTAGCACAAGAGGTGCTATCTAAACTATTCCAACAGGTAGTAGGCGAAGACATTGCCAATCTTGGCTTTGACTATGTGAATGGTGACAAGACTAGCCTTGAGCCATTGCGTAACCTGCTTGAGCAGTATGGTGATGACTTCACACCCAATCTGAATATCGAATGGGATGACATCACTATCGAAACACTGATGGCAAAGGCAGAGTTGGAAGCACGATGGACATTCAACATACCGCCTGTTACTCGTAAGGTAGAGGGCGTGTCAGGTGGGCAGTTGATTGAGGTAGGTGCAAGGCCTAACACTGGTAAGACATCGTTCCATGCCAGTCTTATTGCGTCACCTAACGGCTTTGCAGCACAAGGTGCGAAGTGTATCATCCTGTGTAACGAAGAGCCTACACACCGTGTTGGTGCTAGATACCTGACAGCCGCAAGCGGTATGTCTGCTCGTGAGATACGAGATGACATGCACAAGGCTAAGTTGGCGTATCAACCTGTGATGAATAACATTCGTATTAAGGAAGCGTCAGGTCGTGACATGGCATGGGTTGAGTCCGTTGCCAAGACATACAAGCCTGACATCCTTGTGCTTGACATGGGTGATAAGTTTGCCCAGCAAGGTGGCTTTGCTCGACAGGATGAAGCACTGAAAGCGAATGCCATTCATGCACGACAGATTGCTAAAGCACATGACTGTGCTGTGTTCTACATGTCACAGTTGTCAGCAGAGGCAGAAGGTCGCACACAGTTGAACCAGTCCATGATGGAAGGTTCACGAACAGGTAAGGCAGCAGAAGCTGACCTGATGATACTGATTGGTAAGTCACCGTCAGTCGAGGGTCAGGAAGAAGATAGTCCGTTACGCCATGTCAATATCGTGAAGAACAAGTTGACAGGCTGGCACGGAATGGTAAACTGTGAACTGAATTATTTGACAGCGAGGTATGAAGGATGAAGTTAACACTTGATGTAGAGAACACAGTAACCCACCGTAATGGTAAGATGCACCTTGACCCATTTGAACCTAACAACTCACTCACAATGGTGGGCTTGCTTTCTGATTCAGGGATTCAACGCATAGTTACCTTTGACCATAGTGAGGTAGAGCCAGATAACTTTGGGTTTAATCTTGTGCAGGATTATCTGAACCAAGCAACTATCCTTATTATG